CGAAGGAGGGCACACGGATGGGAACGCAGGCCAACGTCCTGACGCCGCAGCAGATGCGCTGCATCTACGCGCTGGCGCGCGGCGGAGGGATCAGCAACGAAGATCTTCACGCCGTCGTCTTCGCGACGACGGGCAAGGACAGCATGAAGCTGCTGACGACGGCAGACGCCAAGCAGGTGATCGACCGGCTGAAACGACTGACCGGACAGGAGACGACCGCGCCGCACAACAGGCCGACGAAGGAGCAGGTGGCGAAAATCTACGCGCTGGCCGCGAAGCTGGGCTGGGCCGACGATCCGAAAAGGCTGCGCGCCTTCCTGGAGAAGCGTTTCGGCGCGTCCCACCCCACCTTCCTGGACGACAAGCACGCACGCAACTGCATCGAGGCGATGAAGGCCATGCTGGCCGGAGGACGCGGAGAGCGGAAAGGAGGCCACGATGGAGAAGTGGACGGACCGGCTGACCATTGACATGATCCCCGAACAGTACAGGCAGCTGGCAGAGATCACGGGCATCCAGCCGCTGCTGACGCTGGCAGCACAGTACGGCGGCTCCAACCTTTACATCCCAAAGGTGGACGCCCTGACCCGCACGGCGCGCGACCGGCTGATCCGCGAGAAGTTCACCGGCTACAACGCCGAACAGCTGGCGCAGGAGTTCGACCTGACGGTCCGCTGGGTGCAGGAAATCTGCAAGGACGCACCGCCTGCCGGTCAGCTGTCGCTGCTGGACTTTGAATAGTCCGATTTTATCCACATTTCCCCCATAAACTAAGGGAATTGCTTCTTATTTACCCAACAATCGAATCCATTTACAATAAACTCCGTAAAGGCCGCGCGCCTTTACGGAGTTTCGTTTTTATCTGGAGGGCGCAGCATGGAAAGCTGGATCACATGGATCATTCAGGTGGTGGCCTACGGCATCATCTGCTTCCTACTCAAGCGAGAGCTGAATCAGTTCGACCAGCGGGACAAGCGCCTGCAGGAGCGCATCGACGAAGCGGAGAAGAAGGCGTCGGCCGACACCAAGGCCCTGGCCGAGAAGATGGACAACTTCATCCAGGAGGCCCCCTTCAAATACACCCTGCGCGACGACTTCATCCGCGCCGTCGCGGGCTTCGACGCCAAGCTGGACAAAATCCTTGACCAGCTGACCAAAAGAAACTGACCCAAAATTTACAGAAAGCGAGGTGGGCCGATATGGCAGCCAACCTGACCGTCGCGGCAAACAAACGCGTCCG